TGCTCGTTCAGAAGGCGCAAGCCCTCCTTAACGCCACCATGCTTGCAAACCCCTACGTCTTAGCTGCTACGGCTGTCGCTGGCCTTGCTGCCGCACTTATCTTTCTGAATGATTCCACAAGTGCAGAGCAAGCGGCCACCGAGAGCCTAAACAATACGATGGATGAGCTTGCAAAGACGCAGGAGGAATACAACAAGAAGACCGAAGAGGCCATCACCCTTGCGCAAAACGATGCGGCTGCAACAACCGACCGAGACGGAGCCATGCAGCTCCTTATTGCACGTTATCCCGAAATCATTAAAAAATATATCGACGAAGAAGGCCATTTGCAGAACATTCTCCAGCTCAAAAAGGAGATTGCGGCTTATGACGGCCAGCAGCAGAGAGCCGAGAAAACCGAAAAATTACGTCAAGAGGGGCTTGATGCGTGGAACAAATATAATCGCCTTGCCGCTCTCAGAAGTCGCCAGCTGAGTGCCAAAAATGTTTTCTCCGATAGCGAGAGGGCAGAAATCGAAGCATTGAGAAAGCAATACAAGAGCGAAAGGGGCTTGTCGTGGTATAACTCTGCCAGCCTCGAAGAGATGCGAGATTACTATAAGGCAAAAGCCTCACAGGGTCGCCAAAGGTATGCTCGGAATCTTACCGAAAACCGCATTACTGACTTCACGACTGAAGGCGGTGGCCTCGAAAGATATAACGATGCCCAGCTCAAAGCATTGCAAAAACGCCTCCGCGACGCTCAGACGAATGACAAAAAGAATACCTCCGTCTTCATCGCCGACCTCAATGATTACCTCACATACGCCGACCGCGAAAGCCTCCTTACCCGTGTAGAGGGTATGATTTCGGCACGTAATCAGCCGAGGTCAACACCGGCACAAAGAAAAAAGACTCTCAAAAAGGAGCTGGACGATGCAAGAAAAGCCCTCGAAGAGTTTGACAAATCATCCACTAAATATACGGCAAACGAGGCCGAGAAGGAGCGCAAGAGGCTACTCGATGCCGTTGATGCGGCAGAAAAGGCATACAAGGCCGCTGGCGGCACTACTTCAACAAAGGGAGGCAGGAGCACCACCAACAAGCTAAAACAAGAGCAGGCCGAGCGTGAGCGCAATCAGAGGGCATACGAGACGAAACAAAGGGAGTTCGCCAAGCAAAGAGAGCAGCTTGAAACTACGCTCTCCCAATCCTACGTTGACATCGAAGAAGATACGAAGGCGAGGGAGCTGGCGCAGATTAAGCACGACCATGAGCAAGAGATGGCTCAGTTCGAGAGCCAAAAGCAAGAATATATCCGCAAGAAGATTGAGCTTGAAGAGGCCAAGGCGAAAGCCGAGGGTAAGACCTATAAAAGCCCAGCCAATGCCGAAGATGTGCTCTCCGAGGATGAGGCAAAGCAGTTTGCAAACCTCATGGCCAATATCAAGACGAAGCAGCAGAAAGAAATCCGCGACTACCAGCAGGCCGAGGCCGATGCCCTTAACGACTATCTTGTGCAATATGGAACGTACCAGCAGCAGAAACTCGCCATCGCCAAGCAATATGCCGAGCGCATCCGCAAGGCTTCCACCGAGGGCGAGAAGATGACGCTTGAAAAGGAGAGGGATAACAAAATCGCTGCCGTCGATGCAAATCAGATGGCGATGAACATTGACTGGTCGCAAACCTTCAGCGGTGTCGGGAATGTTCTTTCGGACATAGCCCGTGAGACATTGCGCGAGGTTAAGAACTACATGAATACCGACGAGTTCAAAAAACTCTCTCCCGAAGGTAAGAAGGCATACACCGACCTTGCTGCCAAGCTCCAGCAAGAAGGAGCTGGCGAGGCAACCAGTCCGTTTAACTTCAAGATTTGGGGTACAATCGCCAAGAATGTTGAAGACTACCAAAATAGCGTAAAGGCTCTGAAAGCCGCCGAGGATGAGCACACGCAAGCAGTAGAGCGTCGCAAGAAGGCCGAAGAAGACTTGCAGAAGGCCGTCACTGAAGACGCAAAAATCATTGCACAGGCCAATCTCGAAAAGGCGCAGGCCGATGAGAATGAGACCGCCGAGGCACAGCGCAAGGCCGAAGAGAAAAAGAACCAGTCGCAGCAGGAGCTGAAGGAGAATACCGATAAGGCTTCAAAGGGGCTTAACGACTTCACCAGCGCACTCAGCGAGGTATCAAACGGCACTCTTTACGGCTTCGCCAATGGCATCACGAAGCTCATCACAAGCATTGGAGGCGCAAGCAAAGGACTGAGCGAGCTGGGCGGCAAGGTTGGCGGCATCATTGGTGCCATCCTCCAAATCATCGACGCTCTCGGCGATGACCCAGCGCAATTCATCGAAGACCTCTTGGATAAAATAGCAAATGTCATCGAGAAGGTTCTTGAAGACCTCCCACGAATCATTACAAGTGTTCTTGAAGGTGTCGGCAATATCGTTGCTGGCGTGGTTAAGGGCGTAGCCGGTATATTCGGAGCTGACCTTTCGGGCATCTTCGGTGGTGGTACTGAGAACTTCGATGCAGCCGTCGAGAAATGGGGCTGGCTTCTCGATACATGGAAAGATAATCTCCAGTATGAGAAGGAGCTGATGAAAGAGGCTTACGGCACCAAGGTAACGGACATTCAGAGAAAGACCGAGGCCGACCTGCGGCAGACGCAACAGGCTGCGGCCTCCATGTATCGAGGATGGGCATCTGATGGCGCAGGATGGTTCTCGCACTCCAACGGGTATGAGGCCAACCGAGATGCAAACTGGAACTATTTGTGGCAGTACGACCAAGAGCTTGCAAAGCGGATGGGAGCGTCCGAAAGAGATTTCTTTGGGTATAAATATGTGGCTGGAGGCGACATCTCCAACCTCTTCAACCTGTCCGCAAAAGAGCTGAAAGAACTGAAGCATGGCAATAGCCAGTTTTGGCAGTCACTCTCCGAAGAGGCGAGAAAGTATCTCGACCAAATCATCGAGCTTGAAGATGAGATTGAGGAACTGCGGAAGGAAACGATGGAGCAGCTCACGGCGACCTCGTTTGATTCGATGGTGTCGGATTTCCATAGCGCAATGATGACGATGGATTCTGACGAGAAGACGCTGGCCGATAATCTTCAAAAGTATCTGCAAAACGCTATTCTTTCGAGCATCATAGCAGAGAAGTACAAGCCACAAATCGAGCAGTGGTATAAAATGTTCGCTGCCTTCATGGAAGATGGTATGCTCTCCGATGAAGAAGAGAGGATGCTGCATGAGGGAGGCACGTTCAAAGACGTTACCACTGGCGAGATGATGAACGCGAATGGATGGGATAACATCACCGCACAAGGCTTGGCCGAGAGGAATATGCTGCGAGACAGGTTTGGATGGGGCGATGCGAGCACATACAATCAAGAAGCCTCCACTGGTGCATGGCAATCTCTTGGCGAAGAGACAGGGCAAGAGCTTAACGGGAGATTTGCCGCCTTGCAAGTATCGGGTGAGAAGATTGCCGACGGCATCGAGCAGACCGTTACGATGCTCACCGTCATCTCCACCCTCTCGCAAGAACGCAATACCACCGTCGCCGAGATTAGAAACTTGATGATTTTCGCCAATGCCTACCTCGAAGACATCTTGAAGGTCAACAAGGAGTATTACGCTGAGTTCAAAAGACAATTAGACAAAATTGAAAAATCGAAATAAATCATGGTTGGACTAACTATAAACGGAAAGGATGCCAAGGCCGCATTTGGCGTTACGCTCGATGAAACATCGCTCGGCACGTTGATGACACCGCCGCCGATGAAGGAGCGCGTTACAAGCAGGAGCCGCATAGAGAACGGAATACGGGTGATAACCGACGCTACTACCTACGTCGATTCGAGAGACCTCACCCTCCAAGTGAACATCTCGGCAAAGACGGAGAGCGATTTCCTGTCGAAGTATGCCGCATTTTGCGCAGAGCTGAAGAGCAAGGAGATTGTGTTAAGCACAATTAGCGGCACGTACCGCTGCATCTATCTCTCATGCCAGCAGTTCAGTCAGTTCCAGCGAGGAATCGGAAAGTTTGTTCTTAGACTTCGTGAGTATAACCCTTCAAATAGATAACTATGGCAGCGACAATAGATATTATAGGAGCTGGCGGCTCTTCAACTAACGTGGTCATCGAAAGCGCATCCGTGCGCCGCTTCGAGCTGATGAAAGAAGACTATATCCGTCTTGTTTTCTCTTCCGACAAAAAGATTAACATTCGGCTGGGCGACAGCATCACGCATGAGCTTTGGGGTACGTTCTACATCACCGAAGCGCAGAAACCGACGTACAACAGGGAAACTGGCGGCTACGACTACGACCTCCAGTTTAATGCTCCGTATTACAAGTGGAACAACAAGCTGTATAAGTTCGAGCCGAAGACAAACCGTAATGAGGCCAGCTGGTCACTCACCGACAACCTCAAAAACCACATGGCTGTCTTCCTGCGCAACCTCGAACACTACGGATGGACTTACACCGTCGATGCTGGCTCCTATGAGCTTGAAGAGGCCGAGAGAACGGTGTTTATCCAATTCGATAACATCTACATCTTGGACGCACTTACGAAGATTGCGGAGGCGTTCAATGTGGAATGGTGGATAACCGACAATGTCATCCATTTCGGAAGAGTGGAAAGCGGCACGGCTATTGATTTCGAGGTCGGCGTGAACGTCGAGAGCATGGATGCGCAAAGCTCAGAAAAGGATGCCATTACCCGATTCTATGCCTTTGGCTCTTCGCAGAATGTTCCATCCGGCTACCGAAAGAATGATGAGCAAGTCCTGTTAAACGGCGTGGTGCAGAAACGCATCATGCTCCCAGCAGACACTCCGTACATTGACATTGAGGATGGATTGACCAGTGATGAGATAGTCGAGGGTATTGTCATCTTCGATGAAGTGTACCCACGTACCAAAAGCAAAATCTCCGAGGTGATAGAGGTTGAAAAGACCGTCGAAAAGAACAACTCCACCGCAGAGGCCACAACCGACACCAACGCAACACCAGCCACCGACGAAGAGACCGAGAAGGTGAAGATTTACCGCTTCAAGACGGAGGATTTCACCTTCAGCGAAAATTATATCTTGGCTGGTCAGACTTTACAGGTGAAGTTTGAATCGGGCAAGCTCAACGGCATGACGTTTGACCTCGCCTTCAACCCCGAAGGAAAGAGCGAGAAGATAACCGTCAAGGATGGCGACGGCACAAAGGAGATAGACAATCCCGAAGCGCAGCTCTTTGAGATTGTGCGAAACGATATGTACGGCCTCATGCTTCCAAACGAGACACTGAAGCCGAGCGCAGATGATGACTTCATCCTTCTTGGCTGGGATGCCAACAAGATGGAGGCGTGGAAAGAGCTTGTATCACGGGCAGAGCAAGAGCTGAAGACAAAAGCAAAAGCATTTGCCGAGAAGAAGCGAATCGACCCACTCACTTACCCGTGTACCATGATGGCCGATTATATGTATGGCTTGAACAATGGCCAGCAAGACCCTAATTTCAGCAAGGTCGGCACATTCCCCCTTGGTCAGCGCATACGTCTCAACAACGCCGTATATTTCAAGGGCGGCAGTCGCGTGTCGCGTGTTGTCGGCTATGAGTATAAGCTGGATATTCCCTATGACGGTGCAGTTATCATCGTAGGCGAATCGGCCACGTATTCAAGCAGCAGGGCAACGGAGGCCGCTATCAATGCCGCCACCGATTCCATCAACTACCGAGGCGGCGAGTTCAGTCAAGCTGGAGGCGGTGGAAATGTCTATATCATCACCTCAAACGATGCCACGGCACCGAGCGAGGGCAATGTGTATTCCGCTCTGAGAAGTGACCGCCAATATGCCCGTAAGAATCGAAACGATAACATCTCTTCCTTGTGGACGTTCAAGAACAGGAACGGCATGAGAAATGGTCTTCAGACGGAAGACTATAATGGGAACGGGGCGAATGAAGACAACCTCTTTGGCAAAGGCTTCGAGCTAATATCCAAGCCAGACGGCAATGGAGGCTTCAAGACGAAGCTGGAGGTTGACGAGCTGTTTGTAAGAATCAAGGCTTTCTTTGCAAGGCTTGAAATCCGCGAAATCTCCTACGTCGGCGGCAATTATTGTTTCTCGGCTGCTGGCAGCAAAATTTATTATGTCGAATGGCTCGATGCGTCGGGCAACGTAATAGACAAGAAAAAAGGTAGCATCTCCGATGTCGCCACCTTCCGCTGTTATCTCTATTCTGACGATGGCACGACGGCCACAATAAACAAATGGGCTGTCGATGACCAAATAATGTGCCGCACCTTCAATATCGACGAGGGAGTGCATGAGAATGTGTCTAACAAATACTACTGGCGCAGGGCTACGGGCATCGGTCGTGGCGTTATCCCTTCACAGGTAAAAGAAGAGGTTGAGCTTCAAGACGGCGATGAGATTATCGAGACCAACAACGAGCCGCCGACGGAATATCAATATGTCGATATTTCGATGGATGATTGCGCGACAAATAGCGACTATCCCGAAGCGGAAGATACTATCGTGCAATTTGGTAACTGGTCGGACGCAAAGAGGCAGGGCATCATCTATCTCATGGTCGAGGGTGATTCTGCTCCTGCCATCATGGAGTATTCGGGTGTCGGTGCCAACGGCAAGCACTTTGTCCTGCCCGACCCGACTTTGCTGCTTTCTCCCAAGAAAAACATCATATATGGCGAGTTCCATTCCGTAGTGGACTCTGGCGGCAGCACGGGCAGCGGCGATTCCATTGATGACCAGCTCCGTGCTCTCATTGATGCCCTCAATGACATCAAGAACCAAGCCGACAAGAAGATGGAAATGTGGTTTGGCTCCTATGAGCCGCTGCCGCGTTTGGGCAGAATGGACGAAGCCAACTATCCCGCTTCCGAGTGGACTACGGACGCGCTGAAAGCTCTTCATGCGCAGGATTTGTTCTATGACACATTAAAAGCCCCAGCCACTCAGCGAGGCAGAGCGTGGAGATGGATTGCTGGACTGGATGAAAATAATAATGTCATCTATTATTGGGAAGATGTCACCGACCAAGACACCATCGACGCACTGGAGAAAATTGCAGATGTGGCAAGTGATGGAAAGCTAACCGGCGGCGCGGAGAAAACCCGCGTCTTCATCGACTGGCAGAAGGCCGTGCAAGAATATCTGAAGTACAAGGAGCAAGCCCGTGACTACGGAATCACCACCGAGCTGACCGACTATGTGGCCGCTTTCAAAGCTCTTGGCAAGCTATTGAATGACGGAAACGACCTTGTGACTTCCGACACCATGACGAATATCCCGCCCCCCTCATGGCTGGCCGACCTTGGCACCGAGACGGTTATCCCCTCGCCAACCGACTACAGGGAGAAGTGGAATAACTACTATACAACTTTGGCCGCTCTCTTGAAGGAAATCACCAAGAAGGCCAAGGAGCTTGCGGATGCCGCCCAGCAGACCGCCGACGAAGCGATTGACCTCATCGGTGACATCGCCAGTGACGGCAGGCTCGACCCGTCAGAGAAAATCACCATCAAGCGTGAGTTTACCGCCGCCTTCCATGAGAAGAATGACACCGACGAGGCAGGCTATAAGAG